CCATTCTTCGTACTGTGTTATTTACAAAAGACAGTAGATCCGTATCTGAGTACCTTTGCGGGATACGCACATCGTTTATTAAGATCCTAACTTCTTCAATAACGTCAGTCGGTGTCATTCAGGAAATCCTATAGCAGCTTCTCGCGCAATCTCAGGGCTGATAGCCGGAGCCGGTGGCTCTGGAATATCTTCTGTTGCGAGATCTAGCTTAGTATTTTTCTTAGCCCGTGTCTTTTTAACACGTTCTACTTGTTTTGGCTTTAAAAACCGTTCAGGAAACGCTTGTTCTTCGGTAACTTCTTCAACAAGTGGATTGCTTGAAAGAACTTCTTTCCACGCATAAATAGTCCCGTCTTCAATATGTCTTAGCCATCTGCTCATAAAGTCCTCCTTTCTAAGTATTCTTAGTAGTCTTACTCGCTACCATTTTACGCGGTCTGCCCAGTACGCTGCGCTCATAACGCCCTGCTTAATATTTTTAGCGTGCCTAGCTTTAAACGCAGCTCTGCGCGCTTTATCTGCATCGCTTTCTCCTGACCGTGGCGGAGATCCAGATACGCCCTGCTGCCCAAACCTAATTATTTTTTCTTTACCTTTTGAGCAGGCTTTAACAACGTGGCTTTTTTTGGGGTGACTAGGAGTACGCTTAGGCGTATTACACTTCATTTTGTCTTTGCTTATTTGCTTAGGCATTATGTAGACGCCCCTTTAATAACTACAAAGTTAAGTTCAATTGCTTCAGATAAGCTGGGTGCTACCGTAAGATTGTGTAGGTGTATATTGCAACTACCCGCTGCAATGGAGTCAACGCCAACAAAATAAGCGCCTTGCGTAGCCCCGCTAGCGATGTTCACTATAATTACGTCAGAAACAGCGATAAAACTGTTTGTCAGCTGAAAGTCTACGCCCTCGTTTTTAGCTAAAGCAGCATTATTCATAATTATACGGCCTGCTAACGCGTTCAGCGTAACAGCTGTTGCTTTCCCGCTAGTCGATCCCTGCGTAATTGAACCACCAGATCCCGCTCCGTAGCCAAATTTTTTAAGTAGCTGAACTTCACCCGCGCCGTTTGCGCTTAACTTAAGGTTTGCATCTGCTGTTTCTGTAGTTACAGTGTCTGTGGCTACAGAAATATCTCCGAGTCCCACGGAGCTAGTACTAACTTTTAGGGGGGTTTGTAGTCCACCGCCGCTATAGACGCTATTTAGAGTGCTAGTAACTCCAGCACCAACGTGTAGAACCTGCTGATAAGTACTGTTAATAGTTTGATTTGTTAAGTTATTTGCCATTACTAATATTCCTTTGGCCGCAGCCGCTCATGTAACAACTCTAACGCGTACAAATGCTCACGTTTAATAGTAGTGGGATTACTAACTCTCCGCGCAATTGTGGCGTGGCTAATTCCAAGTTGCCTAGCAAGCGCTCTACTAGACCCTAGTAAATGCGAACAAGCGCCTACTAGGGAAATGTACACTTGAGTAGACTCAAAGCTCATACGTGCCCCGGATTTATTTTGTTTAGCCTACGCGCCCACAAAGCCGCTTTCTTTTGGCGCACGGGGTCGGATTCGTTAGCTTGCTGCCGCTTAACTCGTTGCGTAAACCCCCACTCTCTAGGCGCTTCACGAAAAATAACAGTGCCAGCTGTCGCGTTAAAAACAAAGTCTGCGACAAAATAAACGCCTAAAAACAAATACAGCGGGACTAATACGGCAAGAGAAAACATAGCTCCTTGGTCTTGCAGGGCCTTACAGTACGTTAACGCAAATAGCCCACCGATAAAAAGTACATAACTGCAAGCCACGAAAATAACAATGTCAAAAATCATAACGCATACCAACTTCCGCTTCTTCCGATCTTTAGCCAAGTATATGGCAAGTCGTCTTTACCCATTACTTGGGGGTATCTATTATCTAAAATCCAACCGTCTACTGAGCAAACAAGGTGTGTCCCACCTGTTTCTGTTTTGCAAAGAACTAAATCTGCGTCTACATCGTAGTCTTTTAGTCTGTCTTTGCAAACTAGCGCAAAATCCTCGCAATCCCCGATTGCGTCTGCAACCCAATGCTCCCGTTTGCTGTACTGATCAACATCGCTAACATACCTATGTATAGCGTGGACATCGGCCAACACACCGTCGAGTGTGCTCTTAACATTCAACCCCACGATTCCTAGCCTCCACACAACCAAAGGGGGGCTCAACCTCTCCTTTAAGGATAAACGGAGTTGGTGTAGCTTGGCATCCCCAATTTGCTAGCACAGCAACAGCAGCGCAAACAATAAAAAGCACTCTACGCACTAGGCTACCTACACGTACTAGACTAAATCTATCTATGTAGGCAGCCATGTGCTAGCTGTTTACGGTAACGTTATAACAGCGGTGCTAAGCGCTTCTGGCTTGACAACTTTATACCCATAAACTTGCAACCCACGGATAATATTTCCGAAAGTAGTAGTTGAACGGATAGTTTCCATCTCAGTCATCTGGGACGCAAAGGTAAAGCCCATTTTGTGCCCAGCGAGAATATCAAACTTAGTAGCTGCGCCAGCGCCGGTCTTGTTTAGGTTATGTGATACATAGACCGTAAACCGATCAATCATACCGAGTCTGCCATTACGCAGAATAGACGTAGAGTCCCCCGCAAGAGACGCGTCCCGCAAGTCACTTTTCTTAATCATACCTGCCATTTTTGCAGGGATTACAATATAGCGGTCGGACTCTGGAGCATTAGCCTCGTCTAGCACGGTGCCCATATCAACAATCAAGTCAAGCACGTTGGTTTTAGTAACTGCTACCGGAGTTGCAGTTACGCCTAAATTAAAACTACCCGAGATAGCTCCGGCGGTAGCACCTTTATTAGTTGCAGCTACGCCGGGGAGCATGTCTACCAAAACTCTCTGGTCGATCTTAATTTTCATGCGCTCAGAAGCGTCTTTAGACCAAGTATCCATTAAGTTAATGTCTGACTGAATTTCGTCAACATCGTCTTCAATACACGCGAAATACTCACCTTTATCAATGAGCAATTGCAGTATTGGTTTTTCGGGTGTTTCTACGGCTAGCGTTGCGCCTTTTGAGTACGAATTAAGCGTAATCGTAGGGGTTTGACGGATATTTACGGTATCACCGTAGCTGCTAATCTCACCTTCGTAGTCAGTGTTTGAGATAGCTGCCAAAACAGTAGCGTCGTAAAAATTTTCAATGAGTTTACCTGACCAAATTTCAGGTACAAATGTTCCGCTTAACTGCGGATAAGGTGCGGTTACTGGAAAAGCCATTTTTTAAGTCCTAATCAAGCATTGTTTATGCGACCTTCTCGCTGTGCAGCGAAAATGTCACGTTCTATACGGTCTCGCTCTTTCTCACGCCCCTTGTATTTACCCTGCTGAACATGTTGGAAAAAAGTTTTAATGTCAGCAGAAGTATACGTAGGTAGTTCCTCCGATTGCGGCACACCTGCCGAACGGCTTCGTCCGGGTGCAACCTGCTTTTCGAGTTCATTGGCGGTAGAAGCGCCCCGATTGGTTTGTTGAGCAACTGGCTGTCCAGTTGAAGCCTTCCAAGTTTGAAAGAAACTAATAACACGCCCGGAGTCCATATTGCGCTGCGCATCATCTAAGTAAGTTTGCCGCGCAATACCAGTAAGTGGATCAATCGCTAGCAACCAAGTTTGAAAATCTTGATTGGAATTTACCTCTTGCCAGTCTGGAACCGACTGCTGCAGCTCTCCCCAGAACGCTTGCTCCGCTGTAGCTGCTTGTTTCTGCGATATCTGCTGCACTTGCGGCACTACGCTAGATTGCATCTCACGGATAACTTGCTCTAGTTGGTCAATACGAGCTTGCGAAGATGTTTGTTCTTCGCGGCTAACTTTTCGCATTACATCAATAGAGTCACCCCACTCCTCCACGTCAGCTTCTGTAATGAGCTGCTGTGGTTTAGGTGGCTCCTGCTGCGCAGGCTGCGCGCTCATAGACGTAATCAATTGCTCAAGCTGTGTAACTCGTCCTGCCAGCTCACGCTTTTCAGCGTGCAGTCTAGGGACTTCAGCATTGTACATCCCCTGTAGGGATCTCCATCTCTGCTCATAAGTTTCTTGCTCACCATCTGTGCTGCCCTGCTGCTGCTCATCAGCGGGCGACTGGGATACTTGTTGGGGCTCGCTGTCGGCGGTGTTAGTCTCTTGCGCTTGATCTTCTGTCTCTACAAGGTCGGGCGCATCGCCCTCCTGCGGAGTAACATCTGTATTAAGCTCGTCGTAGAGTTTCTGTACTGCCTCAGACTGTCTCCTAACTTGTACTGGTAAAGCCATACTGTACGCTCCTATCGGTGTGCGTGATTGGGCGGCTGTTATTTTAACTGTGCCGCGTATTCAGGGGACTTTTGAATGAGGTCTCTGACCTCACGAAGAACTTGGCACCGCCCCTGTGCTCGTGCCACGTTCGTTACTGGGATATCTGGTAACTTATTAAGTTCCCTCTGATACCACTCGTCGATATATTTTACAACAGCCGGAAACCCTTTTGCTACACTGGCAAAGTCTTGCAAAGTAGCAGGGTCGGGCTTTATCAAACCGTGCCCCCTGTATTCTGGTTCATAACAGTTTTAGCATCCCCGCCGCCCTTGGGTGACCCATCAGGCTGTGTTGGCGTAGGCGCGGGCTGTTGCTGCTGTTGCTGTGTCATTGCGCGTATCTTGCTTTGCGTAGTCACAGACTCTTGTTCTTTAGACGGGATTATGTCGTCAACCGGCATTTGTAAACCTTTCGCTACTTCGCGGAGTATAGCCGCGCGCCCGTCTTGGCCGATAATCTCTAAATCCATGGGGTTTGCGGTAGCGTTAAGGAACTCAACACGGCGTATATTGACCGTTTCCTTAACCGCAAGATTAATAGCACCTTTAGCAATAACCTCTACATCGCCCTTAATCGACTCATCTTCGTCGTATCGCATGTTGTAGAGAAACTGACGCTGTACAGTCGGGCGTATTATGTCGTTATCTATGTGCATAACCACCTGTCGTATGCTTTTACCAGCTGAACCCATAAGCATAGAAAGCCCAGACGCGGTTCTGCCCGCCCCCTGCACGTTCATATCGCCGTAAACGTACGCTGGAATGCCACTATGATCGTCCGCTAAACGAGAAAATCGGTCATAAACCGCCATTAGTTCGTTAGCCCTAGAATCAGGCTGCGTAAATCGCACCGCAGGCGCGGAAGACCCTAGCGGATCGTTCATAACCTGCCATATTTTCCATGGTGAAAGCTGAGTTATGTCCTCATTCGGCGGAATGCGCTCTAAATTAACCTCAACCTGCGGCCCAGAGGCTATAGCCATGTTATTTACAAGCGCGCGAGCAGAAGCATTACATACGCTCTGCAGGTCTTCTATAATTTCTGGTATGCCCCTGCCCCAAAATGCGCCGGGAGACTTAATAAACGAGGTTTTAGAGTAAGGTTTTTCGCCTAGTGGGTCGTAATTAAGCACAGCTTTAATAACGTAGTCACCTACTACCCAAACATTCGCGTCATACTCTTTTGCGGGGTCAGGTACTTCCTCATCAGACAGGCCCCACTCACGTAAATGAGTTCCTGTTACTTTTCCCCAGAATTCTAGCGCGTCGAAACTATCTACTGGCGTA